TTAGATATGGTACACCTGAAAAAATAGGTGGTTGGACACAGTTAGGAGAATCTAAATTAACTGGTGTTGCCAGAGGTTTACATCATTTTGTCAATACAGCTTCTACAAAATTTGCCGCTATAGGTACTAATAGAATTTTATATGTATATTCTGGTGGAGTATTTTATGACATACATCCTTTAGTTAATCCATCAGGTACCGCTATTACTAATGCGTTTAGTACAACTAATGGTCAACCAGAAGTAACTATTACTTTTCCTACCTCACATAATTTTCAAGCTGGAGATATAATTTTATTTGGTAACGCTTCTACTTTTTCTACTATTACTAATTCTAATTTTGTAGCTACTGATTTTGCTGATAAAAAATTTATGGTAACGAGTGTACCCAGTGCAACTACAATTACTATTACAATGTCAAGCAATGAAACTGGAACTGGAGCGACTACTTCTGGTGGTATTACTTATTATCAATATTATCATGTGGGACCTGCAGAACAAGTTGGAGCTTTTGGTTGGGGTATATCATTATGGGGTGGAAGTGTGTTAGGATCGGCATCTACCACATTGGATGGAGCTATATCTAGTACGTCTGGTGGTAATAATGGATCAGCTACAGAAATTACGTTAACAAGTGTAACTGGTTTTCCAACATCAGGTACAAACTATGTCCAAATAGGAACTGAAGAAATATCTTACACTGGAATTAGTGGTAACAAATTAACTGGCATTGGTAGAGCAGCTAGAGGAACAACTGCAACTACACATTCAAATGGAGTCGCGGTAACTAATACATCTTCATGGACAGGTTGGGGATCACCAGCAGCCAACACAGACTCAGTAACAGATCCTGGTTTATGGTCTTTAGATAATTTAGGAACAACTCTTATAGCACTAATACATAACGGAGAATGTTTTGAATGGGATGGTGATGCACTTAATGCAACAGCAACAAGAGCTACTATTATAACAGGTGCACCAACAGCGTCACGTGATATGATAGTTTCTACTACTGATCGTCACTTAATTTTTTTTGGAACAGAAAAAACTATTGGAGATAAAACTACACAAGACGATATGTTTATTAGATTTTCTTCACAAGAAAATATTAACGATTACACACCTACAGCAACCAATAGTGCTGGTACACAAAGACTGGCCGCCGGATCACGGATCATGGGAGCTAAAGTTGGTAGAAATGCAATTTATATTTGGACCGATACATCTTTATTTACTATGCGATTTGTTGGAACTCCTTTTACATTTGCTTACGAACAAGTAGGAACTAACTGTGGATTGATTGGTATGAATGCAGCAGTAGAAGTTGATGGTGCTGCGTATTGGATGTCAGAAAATGGTTTCTTTAGATACACTGGTAAACTAGAATCTATGGATTGTTTAGTAGAAGATTATGTTTACGATGATCTTAATACAACATCCAATCAATTAGTGTATGCAGGTATCAATAACTTGTTTGGTGAAATTACTTGGTTCTATCCAACATCTACGTCTAACGTAGTCAATAGAGCAGTTATGTATAGCTATTTAGATTCAACAGCTAAAAGACCTATATGGTTTACAAACGCAAATACTTTATTTCCTAGAAGCACATGGGAAGATTCTGCCGTGTTTGGTTTACCACACGGAACTAAATACGATCCGGATGATGATGCATCTTTTGATGTTACAGGTAATACAGAAGGATCAACAATTTATTTTGAACATGAAACAGGAGTTAATCAATTAGAAGCAGGTGCTGTTACAACAGCTATACCAGCTAATATTACTTCTGGAGATTATGATATTACACAAAAAGTTGTTAGAGGAGCTGCTACAAATTTAGCTGACCTTAGAGGAGATGGTGAAAATATGATGAGAGTTAGTAGAATTGTTCCAGATTTTATTGCACAACAAGGAAATACAATTGTACAACTAGATTTAAGAAACTATCCAAATAATGTAGCAGCAAGTTCATCATTAGGACCTTTTACAATAACATCTGCTACTACAAAAGTAGACACTCGAGCTAGAGCAAGAGCTATTGCATTAACTATATCTAATACAGCTGTTGATACTAGTTGGAAATTAGGTACTTTTAGGTTAGATATAAGTCCTGGAGGAAGACGATAATGGCTATTACTCGATTACAACAAGCTAGACAAATGTTTAGATATGGTGGTGACACTATGGGTGGGCCTAATGATAAAAGTAATAATGGTGGTGGTGGCAATGGTGGTGCAGTCGATACTGGAGATTTAGGAACAGAAGCAGCTAACGTATCAGCAAATGTAAATGCTAATATGGACAATAGAGATAGAGCTATCTCAACCATGTATACAAACGTGCCAAAACCAACAATTACAGTTGGAGTAGATAAATTTGGTAAAGACATAACACTGCCAACTACTTATAAAGATAAACGTAATAGACAACTAACGATAGACGCATTGAATAAAAAAGGTATTAGTGTTTTTGATCCTAGAGTTACTAAAACATTTAATCCTTTTGATATGTCTTTAGTTGCACCACCTAAACAAAAAAATCCTTTTAGTTTTAAAAATGTAGCTAAAAATGTTGTATTAGGAATTTTAGCTCCACAACTATTAGGTCCTAAATTTGCAACAGGTATGAAAGCTTACAATACAGCAAAAACTTTATCAAAACTCGCTCAAGATATTAATTTAACAGATAAAAATGTATTAGATTCTTTTATAAATAGTTTAACAGATAAAGCTACTAATTTTAATGTAGAAAAAAAATCTACAACCAAATCTTCAATGGATAAAGATCTTTCTAAAATAGGAAATGGAGGTGGTGATGATAGAGATGGATTAGCTAGTTTAGAAAACATGGATGCTCTTAATGACGAGTATTTATTATTGTTAAAAAAATTTAATCAAGGAGCATTTAGTGATGAGGACCAAGTAAGATTTACTTTTTTACAAAAAATATTAGGAAAATAATGGCAAAAATAGTACAAACATTAACCAGAGCAAGCGCAGAATATGAAGAAGATGTAGCACAATCTTTAGTTAGAGATTTAGATGCTGTATTAGAAAAATTAAATAGTACGTTTCAAGAAGAATTAAAACAGGAGATAGAAGCTAGAAGTTTCTTTTTAGATTAATGGCAGTAGTAAACGAATATAAATTTGTAGGAATAGATAATAATACAA